CACTTATCTGCGAAATGAGAAGGATGAGTTTGTGTGCCAGCACTGCCAAAAGGTTACACGCATTCAGTCCACCATGACAGAACATTATAAGGCAAAGCATAACGGTCCTTTGCCACATAAGTGTCAAGTCAAGGATTGTGGAAAAGTCTTTGCTCAGAAACAGAATCTGGATATTCATATGGCGCGAATTCATGACGATGAGCCAAATGTGAAGAAGGGTGAAAAACTGGTGTGCCCGTTTCCCAATTGTGATTTTGAAGATTCGAAAGGAAATCGACAAACCCATTTTATGCGAATTCATTTGAAAGATTTGACAGAATCTCTCAAAGAAAAAGATAGCAACAAGTGCCTTGGTTGTAAGAAAGAATTCAAGAGTTTAGGGGCGTTTTATTATCATGCATACAAGTGTGTCGAATTGTCTCCTAACCACGAGTTGTATGAGATTAAGAAGGCTCTTAGCTAATCTGAAAGGCAATATTATGAACACCTTGACTACAATTTCTCCACGTTAGTCGAAATTCAATATCACTCGTATAGGGGGAAGCCTCGGATGGTTTTTTTAATATAATCTCATAAGTAGCAACAGTTACATCTTTTCCCATTTTTAGACCTGTAGGTCTAATGGAAATACATTGTGGACCTTCAATCCAATAAGCGTCAGTTTTTGTTGTACAAATCCAATAATGTTTTTTTGATAAACTGTTCTGGATTAATTCTAATAATTGTTCAGTGGATAAATTATTTTCACTAAACCATTGTGATATATACCTTTTCCATGAATCACCAATAAATGACTTTTCTGCTTTATTGCCACCACAGATACCAGATTCACGAAAAAATTTGAATAAATTTTTAATTCCTTCAGATATATCTTTATGTTTCGCCAATTTATCTTTATCGGGTATAAAAACAGCCTTGTAATAACTTTCAAAATCAACACTGCCTGTAATTCTATATCTTGGGATAATATTGGGGACAATTACGGTTGTATACCATCCATGTAACATAGGTTTGGCAAAGGAAAGAAAAGATGAATACTCTGATTTTTTATTATTTAGAAACGCCTGAAAGAATTGACCATACCCACTCCATGGTTTTTTCTGAAGGGTAGCAAGTGGTGTATTTCCTTTTCCAGATTTCAATTCAATATTTATAGTACGACCAGAATGTTGAAAATAATAATCATAATTTTCACTGCGACCACCTTGTCTTCTTATTGTTGCTTGTAAAGTTGGATATATGGGTATTAGATTTGCTAAAAGCCTTCTTAGTTTGCTTGCTCCACAAGCAAAGTATTTATTTAAAGTTTCATCAGAAATATCACTCCCATTAAAACACTGTAAAAGTGAATCTTCACGTACTTCATTCTTTGCACAAGCAACCTTACGTTCATCAACGGGTCCTTCAGCACCGCCCATTGCTGCTTCACAAACGGCTTCATCATCTTCCTCTTCCACTTCGGCGAGTCTATTTTTACGTGTTGAATTTTTGGGTTCAGCAACTTCGACATGCTTCTTAAAGATCCTAACAGGTTTAGCAGCACTCGCAAGAGCACTCGCAGGAGCACTCGCGGGGACAGCGGCAGCGGCAGCGGGGACAGCAGCATTTGCTCTACGTGTTGAGTTGCGTTTGGCTGTCAATCTGTTAATAAGATTAGCTTTTTTTAGTCGAGAATAACCTGATATTCCAACCGATGATGCCAATTCTTTTAATTCTGGTACTTTTAACCTTGAAAAATCAACATTCAACGATGACATTCTCTATAAGAATTATCCTAAAAAATCATGAAACATAGCGAGTTCATAGAGATGGTAGCCGAGTGCGGCGAAACCAGCGAGAAGCATCAATTCATAGGCTGGACGAGGTGTATCTTTTTTATAGATTCCTACATACAATAACAACGGGCCAATGAAAAGCACATGAATGAGATTTACCCAAATATAATTGCTTTTTTGAAGGAAACGAACATAGGCCTTATAACCTTGGTATATTACGACAATAATACCGAGAATAAGAAGAACTATATACATGAAAGGCGGGAGTGTGCTGCGTGCCATTCCTGTCCATAGAAACAGTGGTGCTACGAACAGAATATGAAATAAGTTTAAGAGAACCCGTGCGTCCATTACTACTAGTGTTAACGTAAAACCGTGAATTGATTGCGCGTATATAAAATATAGGGGAGGGCATAGGCGGTCAGAAATCCAAAGAATGCCACTTTATCAGCAGCGAACCCTTTAAGAACAACCGCTAAAATTGTGGAACCAGTCATCATGAGGGCATCACCGAGAAGGATTTTACCACCCGCAGCCGCAGCATAATCCTTGAAGATATCCATCATGAGATTTTGGCCACGTGGTAAGGGGAGAATGACACAGAGATAGAATAGAATATCGTGAATGAGTTGTGTGCCGACGACGGTACCGGTGAAAACAAGGGGTGACCATTCACCATTCAGGAATTTGGGGGCGATCAAATATGTATAGATGTATCGGGCAATGACAAATCCAAGAACAATGACGAGAACATCTGCGAGAACAGCGTTGAGGCCAAACAGATCATACCATCGATTGAGGCTGCGACCGAAGATTTCGGGATAGAATCGTACAAGAAAAATGACGACCACATCCACGAATAATACAGCAAGAAGAATATAGATAAAATCAGATACATTATTAGGGTCACTAATATCGGCGGCTTTGACGGGGGGAGAGGTAGATTTTTCCTTTACATTTGCTGCTTCTGTAGCACCAGCGACGCCCGTTTCACCACCGGCTCCTTGAGATTTCTCTCGAACCATGTTATTATAGAGTTCAAGTTCAGGATTTGTCAGGTCTGTACGGCTTTGAATGATGGGATTCAGCCGTGGGATATCTTGTGCAGGAGGAGGGGATAAACTATCATAGTAGGTCCACTCCATTCTATCTAATCGTGCGATCTAAACATTTGGCGGTATGTTCTAAAGCTCCCTCGATCCATGCTTGCCGCATAGACCATGATTCGCCGCACATGTGAAGATGAGGAAATTCAGGAAGAGGTATCATGGCTTCAAGGGATATTTTCTCGGGATTATAGTTTCCAGGAACCCAATAAGAAGCACCAGTACCCCACATGTGGGCTTTTGTAAATACGGGATTAGGTATAGAACGTTCTGGAAAGACGGCGCGTATATCTTCAAGTACCACGCGTTCTAAGGCTTTGTCACCTCCTTCTTTGTAGATTGTTCGATAGGCATGCGTGTCTTCAGCATCTGTATAACTAATCATAATAATTCCTTTCTCTGAGTTAATAGGGATAATGTAGCGAGGTCTCATAGGTGTGACAACATTCCCTAGGTCATGGAACCAGACTTTGCCAGCAGTCGGTTTGAACACCATATATATTCGTAGAAGAGGTCGACCTATTACATGTGAAAGGACGGGAACTTTCTGTAAAAAGGGGAGTTCGGCGACATGGCATCGACAGAGAGTGAGAAAACAGGAGCGTTTGGCATGTAGAGTTTTTTCCTGTTTATTCACCTTAAAAATACAATCGATTGCACCCTCAGAGGGTTTAGAAATATCGACAAGTGTATGATGTAATAAGAATTTACAACCACGTTCTACAAGTTCGGTGCGCATCCGTTCAATCAGTTCAGAAAGTCCTTCTTTCACAATGAAAAACCCGTCGTGGCCTTTCATTTCCCCTTTTAAGAAGGAGTGAAGACCGAGATCGGCGCGGAGAGTATTGAGTTCGGCGCGATAGGGGAATGGATCGACGATTTCTTTTGTTTTCGCAGAACCATGAACCTTGGTAAGAATATCTTCAATCGTATGATTGGCAAGTATGTCGGGCGATAATTGAGAAAGTGGTTCTAAAAAAAGAGGGATATGTACGGACTCAAATTCGTCCTTTTGTAAGGGGCCATCGACCGGTTTATAAGAAAGTTCGGTTCCGAGTGGAATCAAGGTGAGGCCATATTCTTTCAGCAGTCCGAGTGTCATTTTATGAGAACGGTGAATACGTCCAGCACCGGCTTCCCATTGCCACTTCCCCTTGTGAAAGGTGGTCATGCGTCCACCAATCGCTTTGTATTTCTCAGCCACGGCTACATGCCAAGAAGGATGACGTTTCAGGATTTCACGTGCAGCGTACAATCCTGAAATACCGGCCCCTACAATAATTATATCATAAGAACTCATCTATCTACCTAGAACTCATTATCAATATGAAAGAAATCTTCCAAAACTTCTCGTTCCAGTCGTAAAATGCTATGCTTGTGAGAAATATCATATAAATCGTTAGTCAGTTGATTCATATTATTCTGTATATTCTTTCGTTCCTTTTTATCTTTTGTTGCTTTATAGAGTTTTTCTAAAACGGCCATATCTTGATGAATTTCTTCGACGAGTTGTTCACAAAGAGATTCTTTAGAAGAAATATGGTGAAGTCGATCTTTCTTTTCAGATTCTGATAAATTTGAATGGAGAGATATTTGTGTTTTGCTTGATGTGCTTGAAGAAGTAGAAAACCAAGAACGAATTCGTCGCATCATCCTACTGTCTTGTTACTGTATGTTAACTATTTGTAACGGTTCAATTTTTTCACGTTGAAGGAGGTAAAACAGGAACGCCCTGGTCATGAAGCCAAGACATAACATCATGGACATCACGAGCACCCGCCTTGGTGGCCTTGAGAGCGCCGTCCTTTATGAGACAGAATCCGGGAATACTCTTGAGGCCGGCATAACCGAGACTGGTATCATTCTCATCGACGTCACAGTAGTACCACTTGATAGTGGGTGTTTTTTCGACAATCAGAGCCTTGTCGAGGCGTTGGCAGGGTCCGCACCATGTTGCGGAAAACTGGACACATACCCAGGGGTCGCGGGGAGAGTCGAAGCTACCGTCGATGGGGCGACGAGAATGGAAGAGAGATTCAAAGAACATGTGGTTTGGGAGGGGAGTCATCTTTGGCGGAAGGCTTGCCATTTCTAGAAATCGCAATTTGTTTTTGAACTCGTAAAAAGCCGAGGACGGCACCGGTCCCCATGAGAATCATAAGTGTGAAAAAGAGGGCGTTGAAGGCGGGGCCGTCCCCTAATCCAAGGCCGCCACCACTCTGTTTGGCAAGAGACGAGGCCACAGCATCAGCTGTGGAGGGAAGAGCAGCAACGGCTCCTGGAACTTTCTGGACAATTGTGGAGGCAACTCCCACACCCTCTGAAACAGGCTCTATTGCCGCTTGAACAGCGCTCGTGGCAAGATCCGCCGTAGCTTTGGCGGTTCCGAGAGCGGCAGTGGCAGCTGTGGCACCGGCTTCTACGGCAGTAGCTCCCGCAATAACGGCAGGTTGTACACCGGGTAAAAGAATATTAATGACTGTTTGTATAAAGGGTGTGATAATACCTATAATGGCATCAAAAATACCACGGAAAAAACCTTTCGTGCCACCCGCATCACATTTTGGATCTATATTGAAATCTTTGGGACCGAGTTTACTGGGTCCTTCTGGATCCATGAAGAAGGTAAAGGGGAAGAACCGCGTCGTACCTTCGTTAAATAGAATTTTTGGATAAAGAAGAGATTTACCAATAATAAAGCATCCCCAGAAAAAGCCAATGGGCCATAAAAAGGGGATAAAAAATGTTAAAAAGCGAGCAAAGGCGGCATTCGAATCTCCCGCGATAAAGGCATCAAATCCGAAAGGCATAAAAATCGTCATCATATACAACAAGTAGCGAAAGGGGGATTTGGAAGTAGGAGTATCTTTTGGTAATCCGTCGGTGAACATTCCCTTGCCGATTCCGAGTCCACCCGAAAGAGGAGCAGAAAGTCCATTGGTCATCACAGAATCTTTATCGGCAAAAATTTGAATTAAATCATAGAAATACCATAGACCAAATGTACAAAAGTTTACAATTAACTTGAGTAATCCACTCAAGGGACTTCGTAAGAAAAAATGGTCGCCACCGACAAATCCAAGAAAAATAGACATAACAATCAGTGACCAATACGGATACCACGGAGCACCCCAGAAATCTTTTTGTGTATAATCGAACATGCCTCCCATTGTATGACGGGGGGTCTCTCTGTTATATGCGGAACTATACGGAGAAAAGAAGACCCGCGTATCCGTCAATCACACGAAGTACATTGTAATTTACACCATATATATAGGCAGTCATATCACCAAATTGCGAACTTGTACAATAGCTACTTGTTGTATCTTGTAATCCTAGTTGAAAGACAATGGTTTCAATGCGGCTGGCATTTAGGGAACCAGAAGGTTGTAGATCTTCGGGTCTAAGTGCGAGACTATAGACATATATGTACTTATCAGCGGGGACGGTGGTGTGGCGTTGGTAGGGTTGGACGAGGCGGAAATAGGCAGCATCGCGGGCATGGAAGCGATCTTGACCATCAAGTTGAATATTGGCGGTTAGCATGAGATCGGTGCGATTGAGAGGCTCAGGAAGAGATTGTGGGTATGCGTTATATGCCATCTCGATTTCATAATTTCCGAGACTACTCCAGTTAAAATATTCATGACGCGAGACACTAACATTGCGCTGGAGAACCCAGATGAATTCCTTGATGGGGTGGTTAAAGTCAACACGGAGAGAGGCTTGTCGTGAATTGACAGGAATGGCGAGGGGGGGTGTGTATTGAACTTGTTCGATTAAGTATTCAAGTGTACTGCTGACGAAACGGCGGCGTTCAGGAACGTCGAGGTAAATATAGTCACCCCATAATTGGATATCAAGTTGCGCAGGAAGAACGGCGAGGGTACCACACAAATTTGGCTGTGTTTCTTGTTGATAGAGGCGTTTGGTATAAAACATGGATTGGAGAGGGGCAAGGGTAATATTAATGCGAACAGGATGATATTGCATCGCAAGGAGTGGCAAATACATTCCGGGATTCTTATTAAACCAGAAACGTAGGGGAATATATAAAGTTACAGGACCCATGATGGGGTCGTCGTAATTCTGGGGAAAAGGACCTACGGTTGGATTAGGTGTGCCACCTGTAAAATCCACGAGAGAGTTGCCATTTTGACGACTAAATATATATTTTGGTAAGGTGGGATTAGAACCAGAAACATCAGGGGCATTGTTTCCATAATCGATAAATGGGTAACCAGGACGTTGTTGAATCATTTGTTGAAATCCAGGAAGCTGGCTGGCATCGGTGGTGAGCGAACTGTAAATTTCCATCCATTGTCCGGTTTGTTTATCAATTTCTTGTTCACCAATTTGAACACTGATTTCCTGAATTAAGACATGTCCAGGACTGTTCACATAGCCGACTTTTGTGCCAGGAGAAGGGGTAAGATAGAGTTGTGGTAATGTTACACGAAGAAACAGAGGTCCGAGAAGATCGCCCGCACGTGCTACGAGACAGGTAATCTTTTGCCCGAAATTGGGTGTGCCGTCAAAATACATCTGTTGACTTTCAATGGCGAAATTCGTGTGACGACGATAGACAGTTTTGAACCAAGATACTTGAGGATTTCCTGTTAGAAATACATCCTGTTTACCCTGGGCAACGAGTTGCAATAAACCACCACCTTGTGTCATCTCTCTCTATCTCTATTTGGAGATTGCGTCTTTAAAGGGTTCTTTTTCGCATCTACAAAGTAGAGTAATGGCTTCCGGGTCTTTGAATGTTGATACATTATCTGTTTATAGAACACTTCCTCTTCAAAGAGATGTAATACCTTATGTTCAAAATACGATATTTTCAGTAGGTCCTTCTTCATTTTTAGAAGGATATAGTTTTTATTCAACATTCATTATTAATAATTATATGGATCCATCGACCATGTCGACTTTTATTATATCAACTTTGAATCAGGCTTTAGCAAGTACTCTGAAGTCTAATCAAATTAATAAGGTAAGTACCTTAACAGTGTCAGATTTTACGAGCACAAATATAAATACTATATCTTATAATGGTTTAGTCATTCGAACCCCACCGATAAATCTAGGTCTTTTCTCAAATATCATAAATACAGGTACGTATGATGTAATGGTTCAAGGAAAATATTCGTTAATACTTAGTAATTTCACACCTCCCGATACATATGCTTATGTAAGTACAGTAGGAATATTTAATAATTTAACACCTACAAATATAGGACAAACAACAACCACTCGTGTTGGGGGAAATGTCTATACAGAAATTAATACAAATCTATATTTTTCTCTTTTAAGGACCGGTGTTTATCCATTATCAATTCCTCAAAATATTTCAAATTTTCATTACGAGATTTATCTTAGAAGTCCTACAAATAATACAAATAATACCCCGAATTTTGATTTGTATATAACAGGGGCAAACAATTATATGTTTACACTCATTCCTAATCAGTCATTTTCTTAAATTAATTTAAATTATGAAAATAGAAATGACCCGGTTGAATCCGGCCTTGTGTATGCAAGTCCGATATTCATCGGTCACAAGACTTCAAACAAATCTTTATCAAGCCTCTTTGACTATAACGGCACAAAAATATCCTACTGGTTCATACAATGGATTAAATATTATTCCTGGAATGATGATAACATCAGGAAGCAATTATATATTTAAAGTAAACAGTATTGTTTCGACTTATAGACCGATAACACCAACAAAAACAAATGTCATTGTTGTCTTAGAAGATGTCAACGGATATAATGCCACAATTGATATATCGAGTGGTATATTGGGTGGAGGACCGACAATAAATTCGTTTGGATATGTGTTTGAATTAGATGAGTATGGATTACCGACTTCTTGGGATGTTGTGTCGCATTTTAGCGGGTATAGATTTGGTGATACGGGAGCTACAGGGACATTATTGGTTTCTGGTTATTTAAATATATCAGCGGAGGGTTCTGGTGGTGGGGGGGGTGCGACGGGTGCGACAGGAGTAACAGGAGCAACTGGAGCAGTAGGAGCAACTGGACCGAATGGTACGGCCAGTAATACAGGAGCAACTGGTCAAACTGGCACAACTGGAGCAACTGGTTCCACAGGGGCAACAGGGGCAACAGGAGTAACTGGAGCAACCGGTGTAACAGGTTCTACGGGTGAGATTGGAGCAACCGGTGCAACGGGTCAAACTGGAGCAACTGGTCAAACTGGCGCAACTGGAGCAACTGGTTCCACAGGGGCAACGGGTACAACAGGAGTAACTGGAGCAACCGGTGTAACAGGTTCTACGGGTGAGACTGGAGCAACTGGTGAAACTGGAGCAACTGGTCAAACAGGTTCTACAGGTGAAACGGGCGCAACTGGAGCAACTGGTTCCACAGGGGCAACAGGAGTAACTGGAGCAACTGGTCAAACAGGTTCTACAGGTGAGACTGGAGCAACAGGTCAAACTGGAGCCACTGGTGAAACTGGAGCAACTGGTCAAACTGGCGCAACTGGAGCAACTGGTTCCACAGGGGCAACAGGAGCAACGGGTCAAACAGGTTCTACAGGTGAAACTGGTGTGACTGGAGCAACAGGTGATACTGGTGAAACGGGTCAAACAGGTTCTACAGGAGAGACAGGAGCAACTGGTGAGACTGGTTCTACGGGTGCCACAGGTCAAACAGGTTCCACAGGTGAAACTGGTGTGACTGGTGAGACTGGTTCTACGGGTGCCACAGGTCAAACAGGTTCTACGGGTGAAACGGGAGCAACTGGTGAGACTGGTGAGACTGGTTCTACAGGTGCCACAGGTCAAACAGGTTCTACAGGTGAAACGGGAGCAACTGGTGAGACTGGTGAGACTGGTTCTACAGGTGCCACAGGTCAAACAGGTTCTACGGGTGAAACGGGCGCAACGGGTGAAACTGGAGCCACTGGAGCAACGGGTCAAACAGGTTCTACAGGTGAAACTGGTGTGACTGGAGCAACAGGTGATACTGGAGCCACAGGAGAAACGGGTCAAACAGGTTCTACAGGAGAGACAGGAGCAACTGGTGAGACTGGTTCTACGGGTGCCACAGGTCAAACAGGTTCTACAGGTGAAACTGGTGTGACTGGAGCAACGGGTGACACTGGAGAAACGGGTGCCACAGGTGAAACAGGAGCAACAGGTGAAACTGGTGTGACTGGAGCAACGGGTGACACTGGAGCCACTGGAGAAACGGGTCAAACAGGAGCAACAGGTGAAACTGGTGTGACTGGAGCAACGGGTGACACTGGAGCCACTGGAGAAACGGGTCAAACAGGTTCTACAGGTGAAACTGGTGTGACTGGAGCAACAGGTGATACTGGAGCCACA